ACCATCAGTAACAAGAGCAGGTGTTGTTATTAGTGTTCAAGCAAGGGCATTTACTGGATCAGATTCAAGAGAAAAACCACAACATTCTTTATCACAACAAGGTGCTGGTGCTATGTTAGGAAAAGCTCCTGTTGGTGAATTGGAAAAGTTTGTTACCTCTTTTGGTGTAAGTAAAGTACATTCTCCATCTAGTCATCCTCAAATACCAGATAAAGGAAAGAAGTGGACACAAACACAAAAGAATTATTGGATTGCTTTACAAAGTAAACTAGAGGGTTTGGAAATTAATGGTAAGAAAATAAATTTTAATACTCCTGGATCTTATGGTGCTCATGGAAAAGTCAATACAATTAAAAGTGATGGTAAACAACTTACTGGTTTTGCTGCAGCGTTAGAATCTGCAACTAAAGCAGATTATAGAGATCGTCGTGTAAAAGGAGATGAAAAAAGAAAGAGTGGTAGTAGATTAACTGCAAAGTTATGGGGTATAGAATGGTTATGGAGATATTATCAAATGTCTAATAAAGGATCATGGGATGCTTTCACATATAGAATGATTAAATCTGCTAAAAAAGAATTATCTGATAGTGGGCCATTTATAAAAATTGTTGGTGAACAAGGTAGAACAAGAGGTCAAAGAAGATTACGTATGCAGCAATTGATTAATGATAATCCTAATATGAGACCTATCTATGATCCTGAACTTAAAAATAAAAGAGGTGAAATACCAGTTGGTAAGATGATACCTAAGAATATAGTGGGTTATGAATCAGATGATCCTGACTGGGATAAATTATTAGGAGATATGCAAGAAGGTGAGATGAGAGGGTTAAAGAAAAACACAAGTACTTAACACGCTAAATATAGTATAACAGTAAGTTGTATGAAACTCTTTACGCGATTTATAAGGGAAGCAGCATTTTCCAAGGCTGGAGAACAAGCACGGAAATTGAATCTCAAAAGCGATGGCCACGGTGGGTGGTTGGATTCGAAAGGGGAGTTTGTAGCTAAAACAGAAGGTGGTAAGTTAAAGTTTTATAATCAACGTCAAAGACCAGGACAAGATCCTCCACAACCTAAAGGTGTTAATACTCCAGTTGCTACTCAAGGAAAACCAGCAGCAGCACAAGCACCTACACCACAGGCAAAACCAAAAGCAGCAGAACCAGAAGGAAGTGATTTAGACCATGCACTTGATACATTAACGGTTGTGTTTGGTAGGTTTAATCCTCCTACATCAGGACACGAAAAACTTTTACAACAGGCAGAGAAAGTAGCAGCAGGTGGAGAACTTAAGATATATCCATCACGTACACAGGACAATAAGAAGAATCCTATTGACCCTGATATGAAAGTTTCATATATGAGAAAGATGTTCCCAGAGTTTGAGGAACAGATTATTAATGATCCAGAGATGAGATCTATTTTTAATGTATTGATAACAGCAGCAGAAGAAGGATATACTGGTATTAATATAGTTGTAGGTGCAGATAGACTAGGAGAGTTTGAAAGTCTTGCAACAAAGTATAATGGAGACTTGTATAACTTTAAAGAGATTAGAACTATATCTGCTGGTCCTCGTGATGATGATGCAGAAGGTTTAGAAGGTGTATCTTCATCCAAGCAAAGAAAGGCTGTAATGGATGATGACTATACTGCATTTAAGAAAGGACTTCCAAAAGGAATGGATGATGCTGATGGAACAGCATTGTTTGATGCAGTTCGTACTGGAATGAGTCAGAAGAAAGATAAGAAGTCTAAAGATGTAGAAGAGGAAGTTGATCTTTGGATGGTTGCTCCTAAGTTAGATCCGAGAGGGTTGCGCGAGAACTATTTTAGAAAGAACATCTTTAACATTGGTGATATCATTGAGAATTTAAATACTGGATTAGTCGGTGAGATTATTCGTAGAGGAACTAACTATTTGATTTGTGTTACAGAACAGAATCATATGTTTAAATCTTGGACGCACGATATAATGGAGTATTCTGAGAAGAAAATGGAACGTAGGATGAGGGATAAGACCCATCCAAATAATCTTGTAGGGACTGGTGGGTATCGTAAGAATGTTCAGGCAAAAGTATCTAATGCTAAGATCAAGAACTTTAATATAGAAGAATTCATAAATAAGTATAAACTTAGGAAGTAATATAATGCCTGAAGGTATATCACATAATAATCTGAATGATATTTCCAAGGTCTATTTGGAGCAGGTATCTGAAGGTAGATTAAAGCAGTTGGAAAAAGCATCTGCACTTAGTGCTAGTGATGATCCTAAAGATCAGGATAAAGCAAGAGAGATTAGAGTTAGATATGACTATGCTGATTTGAGAAAGCAGATTAATAAGAAAAAGAAACCACAGGTTGCTGCTGTTGCTGAAAGTTTTTCTAACTGGAGAGATGATTTACGTGAGATAGTTAATGATGATAAGGTAACTGATGATGGATCTCCACCAGAAGTTAAAGAAAAGAAAGTAAAAAATAAGATTAAGATCAATCCTTCATTCCAAGAGAGTGCAGAGGAACTAGCAGAAAATCTTGGGGGTAAATTACTTTCAATACAGGAAGTAGTTGATACTGAATCTGAAGATCCTAAAGAAGCACAGAAGAAGAAGATGGAACTTCAGATGAAGAAGCGCATCATTCGTATGAAGTTAAGAGCAGCAAATAGTGGTGAAGCAGATGGTATTGTTGCATCATATGAACCAGATATAGAAGGTGCTGTTGAGTATTTCTTTGAGGAAGGAATTAATGAAGAAGGTTTAGACCAACTCATTGAGGATATTGGTCTTGATGATTTTGTTGATTTCATTGATGGTGGTACTGTAGAACTCAATGAGGAGAGAAAAGCAAGAAGAGCAACCGTTAGAGCAAAGTCTTATGAGAAGGTAAAAGCAGAAGTTGATAAGTCAGATGCTGCAAAGAGGGCATCCAAGAAAGGTGAATATGCTCCTTCATATGCTAAGAAAGAAACTGATGTAACTGTCTATGATGATAAACCATCTACTAAGAAAAAGGCACCAAAGAAACCAGCAGCACCAAAGAAACCTGCTACACCAAAGAAAGTAGCAGCACCAAAGAAACCTGTAGCACCTAAGAAACCAGTTACCAAGAAGGTAGTTAAGGCAGTTGCTACGGTAAAGAAAACTCAACCTGCTAAGAAACCATCTAAGCAAGGATTACGTGATAAGATTGCTACTGCTTATAAGAAAGGTATTGAACGTCATAAGAAAGCAAGAGCAGCAGGTAGAGTACCAGAGAAACGTGCTAAGGAATTTGCTGGTGGTGTAGCATCTGGTGTTAAGACTGCAGTTAAGTTTGCTAAAGATGTTAAGAAGGTTGTAAGTAAAGAAGAAGCAGAACAATTAGGTGAGGAATCCAAACGCACTACTAAAGGTAGATGGGTTGATAAGAAAGGTCGTTCTCATAAGTTTGCGGTGACTACTCATACAGGAGATGAGACACATGTTGGATCAATTGTAAAGGCACAGTATCCTGCTAAGAGAGTTGTTATAACTGGACAATCTGCTGAAAAGAAAAAGAAGGATGTAAAGAAGAAGAAAGCGGTAAAGGAAGAGACTATTTTCAAAAGAGCATCACGTATGGTTAGTGAAGATAGGGATCAGGCATTTGCAAATGTAGTTTCTAGATTGCAAAAAAAGCACGGTAAGGATTCTGTTGTTACAAAAGATAATCCTATCAAACCACCAACTGATGCACAGAAGAAAAAGAATGCTGCTGAACGTCAGAAAAGACAGGATGCAGACAATAAAGCATTTGCTGGTAGGGCTAAAAAGGCAGGGTATAAATCCACTCAGGATTATGCCAATGTCGTAGCACGATATGGTAGTGAAGACAACATGAAGAAGGGGAAGGGTCTTGGAACTTAAAGAAGTAGCACCTCCTACAAAGAAGCATGAGCGTATGGTAAAACATATTAAGAAGTCTTATGCAAAGAAGGGTGGATTGTCTGATGAAGAAAAGTCAATCGCATATGCTACTGCATGGAAGAATTATAATAAGAAAGAAAGCTTTGAAATAAATAAATCAGAGCATAAGAAAGTTCAAAAGAAAGCAAAACTTCGCAATCTTGCTAAAGGTAATATGAATCCTAACGAAAAAGCAGCTGCAGAAAAGAAAGCAGGTGGACCAAAACTTATTGGTGAAGGAAGTAATTGGAAACTCTTCAAGTCAGCAATGAAATCTGTGGTTAAAAAGAAAGAAGAACGGAAACCTGAAAAGGCAATGGATGCTGGTGCAAGGGCAAAAAGAAAGTTAGCAAGAAAGGATTATGCTGCTAAAGTATCTGGAAGTACTGACATTGTACCAGATGACATACGAGATCATAAAAGTTGGAAGGAGTTGAAATTATCTGTTGTCTAAATAAATCAGTTTGTTAAAAATTATAATGACTGCTCTGATTGACCCAAAGAAATATACAGAGACAGTGGAGCGTTTACGCTCCTTTTTTTTGTCTAAGAATTTTTTTGAAGTCCACACACAAAATCGTTTAAGTATTCTTGCTGCTTGTGAAGATCCAGAAACGGTAGCAACCTATAATTACAATGGTAATATTTGGCCATTACCCCAAACAGGTCAAATGTGGTTGGAACATGAATTACTCACTAACCCTTCTGCGGAAGGGTTTTTCTGTGTCTCAACTTCATATAGGGCAGAACCAAACCCTGTAGAAGGAAGGCACGAAACCATCTTCCCTATGTTTGAATTTGAAATGAAGGGTGATGTATATGATCTCAAATCAATGGAGATTGATTTATGTGAACATCTAGGAATACCCTTAGAGTCAACTAAGATTAAAAAATATAATGACTGGGCAGATACTTATAAGGTACGTGAATTAGACCACGGACACGAATCTGCTATTGGTACTGGTATGATTACTGACTTCCCTGAATGGACATCTCCTTTCTGGAATATGGCAAGGAATGATGATGGAACCAGTAAAAAGATTGATGTTATCTTAGGTGGTATGGAAACTATAGGTAGTGCAGAACGCAGCACCGATAAGGAACAGATGCGTGATACGTTCTACACCATATCAGATGGTGGATATGCTCAACTTATTATTGATAAGTTTGGTAAGGAAAGAGTAGAGGATGAACTCGAAAAATTCCTTGAGTTTGATTTCTTCCCACGTAGTGGTGGAGGTATTGGTATGCAACGTCTAATGTCAGCACTCAGCTGACACCCAATGCAAGGTGGTGAAATGGTAAACACAGCCGTCCGTTTAACGGCCGATTAATCTTTCTGAGGTTGGTTTTGGAGGTTCGAGTCCTTCCCTTGCAGTTTAAATTACTATATAGTTCAGTTATAATTACAGATAATGACTGACTTAGGACTTGATGCCTCACAGGAGACACGCATAACTGTGATGCAATTGAAGATAGAAAGATTGGAAGAGAAGCAGGATGAGTTGCGTGAAAGACTTAAGGTTGTAGAGAAATGGGTGATTGGAGCCGCTGCAGTTCTAGCTGCTGGCACAACTGTCATAGGCTTTGCTACCAATATTTCCAAGGCATATCTCTAAGATACGCAGGTTATAAATATTCATTAGCACAGAAAATCATTACGGAATAAAAGACATGGCACTCTGGGGAAACAATGACAACGTTGGCACAGCTGGATCAGTTAGTTTGAACTATGCCACAAAGGTTGTAACTGGTGGAGCACTTACTGGCCAACTAGGAACTTTGTTCGGTGAAAGTGGTAAGATTCAAGAAGGTGATACTATAAGTTTTGGTGTTAAGACCAAACCAGGTGTTTTCTTTGGAGATGCCGTTGTTGCTAGTATAGCAAGTACAACATCATTAACAATTGGTTCTACTGCTGGATTAAGTGGAGCAGCAATCGCTGGAACTAGTTTCCAAGGAAGTCAGCAACCTGATTTTGTTACAGGAGATAGTAAATATAGCGAAAAGAATTCAGATTATTCATCACACGTTTATGGTGTATCAGCAGTTCAGTCAACTGATGCAAATGGAACTGTATATGATACAGGCGCAGGATGGGTAGGTGTTCAAACATATGTTGATAGTTCTGGTGCTTTAAGAGTTAAGAAAGAAATTCTTGTTGCTATGTCAGGTATCACTACAGGTAACGCACCAGCATATCCAAATATCGAAACTGCTAACTAATTACTAATATGATATGATCTTTAATGAATTGAATGATGATAACTTCATCCTGTTTGCTATTAAAAATTATGAAAATCCGCAAGCAGTAACGAAAGAGGACTTCGACAAAGACCTTAATCACTTTAAGTATATCAAACGATTGCTTAAGAGATATAAGAATACAGGAGTCCTTAAGTCACACTTATTATTAAACCACTTTATTATTCTCTATAATATATTTGGCGAAGCAACAACTCCTATGTTGTTTTTTAAAATTGATAAAGACTTGTGGCCTGTTATGAAGACCTTTGTTATATTTCTAAACAGATTGCCAGAGTTTCCTAAAACGCATATGCATGATGTTGAAGTTGACTTAGTTGCTCTAAAGGAACTTAATACTACTTATCTGAAAAATGATAAAAAGAAGAATTCTAGATAGAATAATAGATACCATTCGTGAAGAGATGATGGTAGCAAATGCTGCTGGAAGTGGTGGTGGATTTAGTAGTTCTGCAGATCCAAAAGGGCCTGTTGCAGGTTTTGATCCTGTAATGAAACCTAAAAAGAAAAGATACATTTGGACGCGAGGAATAAGAAAGAACTGGAAGAAAAGCAGTGAGAGTTAACGACGCTGTAATAGAAAGATTAGAAAGAGTAATAGATACCCTGAGTGAGAACTCTATTAAAATGGGACAGATGCTTGCTGTCCATGACGAAAAACTAGACAAACAGGACAGGATTGATGCAGTACTATTTGAGAAAGTTGAATCGGTTCATAGAGAGATCAACCGTCAGGCTGCAGACATTAAGAAGGGATGTGAGAGAGATATTCGCAAAGTAGATGATAGACTTCGAATCATGGAAAAGAAAATGTGGTCTATTTTTGGTGCTCTTAGTATTATTTCTTTCATCGTTAGTCCAGTCGGACAAAGAATAGTTGGAGCAGCATTGACAGCAGAACAAGAGACTGGTATGATACAACCATCAGTGGCTGTTGTGGATGGATCTCGTTGATTCAAAATTTATAGGTCTTATTTCACCAAGACTACAGAAGTTTAAGAAGATAAAGGCAAATTTATATAACTTTAGGTGTCCTATCTGTGGTGATTCGCAGAAGAATAAGAGTAAGACTAGAGGATATCTGTATGGTGTAAAGGCAGATGTAAATTTTAGGTGTCACAATTGTGGGGCATCGATGACTCTTAGTAGTTTTCTAAAAGAGATGGATCCTGTTATTCATAAGCAGTATGTCTTTGAAAGATTTAAGGGTAGTAAGACTGGTAGAGGAACGGTAGTAGAAGAACCAAAGTTTGAATTTAAACCACCACAGTTTGCTCCAAAGGTTGATCTCCCAAAGGCATCTGAAGTTTCTGTTGCAAAGGAATACTTAGAAAAGAGGTCATTAGATTCAAAGAAATTTTATTATACGAAGGCATTTAAAAAGTGGGTAAATACTTTTGGTCAGAGATTTGATGATGTTAGGTATGATGAACCTAGAATTATTATTCCATTAATTTACAAAAATCAACTTATTGGGTTCCAGGGGAGATCCCTAGGCCCTAACTCTGTTAAATATATTACTATAATGCTTGATGATGATGCCCCCAAAATATATGGACTTGACAACATTAACGACAAATTCCCAGTCTTCGTCACAGAAGGACCGTTCGATAGCACATTTGTTTCAAACTCAATTGCTATGTGCGGGTCGGACGGTGATGTTCGGAGGTGGGGTGTTAATGATCCTGTTTGGGTTTATGATAATGAGCCGCGCAACCGTGAGATTGTTAAACGAATCTCAGACACCATCTCCCGTGGAGAGAAGGTTGTAATATGGCCTTCCAATATTGTTGAGAAGGACATTAATGATATGGTCCTTGGTGGACATAACGTGATGGAAGTGCTACAATCTAATACGTACTCCAACTTAGAAGCAAACCTTAAATTTAACACCTGGAAACGAATATGAGCAACGGTCTTAAAGTAAAGAAAAGAAACGGAAGAGGGGTTGAACCTCTTGACCTTGATAAGATCCATAAGATGGTAGAGGAGGCAACCAAAGGTCTTGCAGGGGTCTCTGCGAGTCAGGTTGAAATCCAATCTGGTATCCAATTCTATGATGGGATTACCACAGAAGAAATCCAGGAGATTTTAATTAAGTCTGCTAGTGATTTGATTACTTTAGATAACCCTAACTATCAGTTTGTTGCTGCAAGGTTATTGTTGTTTGCAGTCAGGAAGAGTCTCTATGGTAGATCCAGAGAGTTGCCTCATCTTGAAGAGCAGATTATGAATTGCACTAACATAGATGTGTATGATAAGGAAATTTTTGGTAAGTATTCTAAGGAGGAAATTGATAAGGCCAATAATTATATTGATCACGAACGTGACTTTTTGTTTACATATGCTGGTTTGCGGCAAGTTGTAGATAAATACTTGGTACAAGACCGCAGTGGTGGCGGAGTTTACGAAACACCACAGTTCATGTATATGATGATCGCATTGACGATCTTCGCAGAATATCCTAAAGAAACGAGGCTTAATTATGTCAGACGATACTACGACTCAATCAGTAGACACAGAATCAACATCCCCACCCCGATCATGGCGGGTGTACGGACCCCAATTCGTCAATTTGCATCTTGTGTTCTGGTTGATATTGATGACACCCTCGATAGTATCTTTAGTTCTGACATGGCTATTGGCAAATACGTTGCACAGAGGGCTGGTATCGGTATTAACGCGGGGAGAATCAGAGGGATCAACAGTAGAATCCGTGGCGGCGAAGTACAACACACAGGTGTGGTCC